TTCTTCTTCTTCGTCCTCTAATTCGTCTGCACTTAATTTAGTCAATATAGCGTTTTGGGTTTCAAGTACTCGTTCTAAAACGTTTTCCATTTTAGAGTTATAACCGATACCAGCCATAGGCATATAATTAGGGCGTTCCAATTCCGAAGCACGACAAACTAAGCTACCATAAATAGGCGTCTTATCAGTAATATATCCCGCCTTATCCTTTTTAGGGTGCAGTTTAATTATTATAAGATCGTTATTGTTATTTTGTTCAATAGCTGATAGATCGTCTTCTAATTTAGCACGTCCAGCGTCAGCGTCGTCCTCATTCCACGAAAAAAGTAACTGTTTACGGTTTACCCAAACGGAGTAATAAGGACTGGTTGCGTTTCTATCAAACCAGTCCATTATTCCCCTAGTTCCAGTTACCATTGCTTTTTCAAGAGCCATAGTAGTAGTTTTTTAAAAATTGTAGTAAACACCAAAAGAATAAGCAACACCAGTAGTCGCTAATGCAGTTGGTAAATTTACGTAAGACTTAACCCAGCTTACAGTAATTCCGTTAATAGCAGGTAATTCAAATACATAAGGATCTGGAGTAGCACCAGTAACCATATTATTAAAGCTAATCATTGGTACATTATATACTAATTGTAGATCGCCTTGATATAAGGTTAAAAATGACTTTTTCAAATCAGCAGTAGTTACTGGAGTTGATCCAGTTAACGGAGTTGCTGTAATTGATCCAGCTGTATATACTTGAATAGCAGAAATTTTTGCGTTACGTAAGTTAGGCAAATCTGGAAAATAGAAACGTGTTAAAGTACTGCCAGACGGCACGTTAATTTCAACAGCTTCAAATCTTTCGATGCGTATCATATATATTTATTAATAAAATTAAAAATAGGGGGATATTACCGTCCCCCAGCGGCAGCGTTTAGGCTTCGCAAAAGCATTATTTTACTGAAGTACAGTTTTGAGCCAAAATACCGTACCACAATGTAGCAACATAAGTATTAGAGTCAACAGCAGACGGAGCAGCTGGTAAAACGATACTTGCACTAATGTTACTAGCACCATTTAACACGATATTAGGTTCACAAACTTGCATACCGTATGTATCCATACTAACTTGATCAATAGAGTATTGAGCAGGACTTGTAGCAGTAGCACTATTAAAGTTAGTATTTTGTTGTGTTTGTGGTACGTCTAAATGTTGTAATAAAGACCACTTAGGTAAAACGTTTTGGTTATTTACTTGAATGTTAAAGTAACCATTGTAAACGTTATATAACTGTGCTGCTCCAGTTGGGAACGCAGTTAAGTTAGGGTAAGTATAAGACTTTGCAGATCCAGTTGTGCTAGATCCAGACGTCAATAAAAACTGAATACTAGACACAATAAATAAGTCTTGCAAAGCTAGACGTTGTTCACGTACAGTTGGAGTACCGTTTTGATTATCGTTAATCAATACTGGTACGTGATAAGATGCAGCTGACGTACTTAATAATACCTCGCTACGTAAAAAAGACGGGGTTAAGACAGCGTGAGAAGCGTCATAACCTAATTGGTTGATTAGATTTTTTGCATTTTCAAAAACTAATCTATTGCCCATTTGAGTTGCCATTTGTTATATATTTTATTCGTTATTTAATAAAGGTGAAAAAAGTTAATTAACACGCTTCCATAATAGCGGCATTTTTAATACCAGCGATATAAGTACCAGCACTTGCACCTTGATACCCTGCAATGTTTCTAACTGGTTTATTAGCGTAGTAGTTTGCACCGATACCACTAATTAACCCAGTAGTTTTAACTAAATTCAAACCACCCACAGCGATCATACCAGCACCTAATTTAGCACCAGTATCACCTTTGATTAATGATGGAGTTAACATACCTAATGCGATAGGTACAGCACCAGCGATTAAACCTTGAGTTGTTGACGTTTGGTTTGTAGTCATTGGACTAACAAACTTTTGCACAATTACTTGTGCTAAAATAGCACCACCAGCGATATAAGCCGCTGAAGCTACTGTACCACCAATACCAGACATACGACGACGTCTGCTAGTTTTGCGGCTTTTTCTTGCGTGAGATTTTCTTCTTGCCATTTTTATTGTTTTTTGTTGATGAAAAAATTGTTATTTAATTATATTTTAATTTTTGGAGTTGTATGTCTTAACGCTACTATCTTTTTTTCTAAATCTTGAATGTTATAAGATTGAAAAACTATACCACCGCCATATTGTTTGTTATCAAATTTTTTACCACCTATTTTCTTAGCTTTTTTTAATGCGTATTCATATTTTTTACTAAAAGGAATAAATGCGTTTTCCTCACTATTTAAAAATTCAGTAAAATGAACTGCATATCTAGGATTTCCGTAAACGTCATTTGTTAGTCTGCTAAATCTAATAGGGTAATGATCCATACCAGACATAACACGAATATTAACGTTATGGCTTTTAGTATCTTTGTGCATTGTAGTAGCAGACTTTTTAACTGCACCTATTTTTTTTCTTTTATATATTACGTCAGTAATTTTACCCTTTCTAACTGTTTTTACATATTTTCCTACTGCTTTTTTCTTTGCAGCTTTTTTTACTGATTTCTTTTTACCTACTGGACTTTTACCCTTATGCTTACTTGCATAAATAGCAGACGCTTGTGCAACGGCTTTTTTCCATTCCATTTTAGGACTTTTTTTGCGTATTGCTTTTGCTTCCTTTATTATTGATTGTAAAGCTGTCATTTTTTATTTAGTTTTAATTTACAATATTTTAGCATTTCGTCCCCACCCCACAAATTATAAGATATAGTACCACATTTAGACCAGTCGTTATTATCATAGGCTTTTGCCCTTTTTAAATAGCTATAAGTCCTTTTTAATGTATCTATACTTAAATTATCTTTTAATATTTGATCTGCACGACGTTTACCCACTAAAGTAGCACATTTATTACCCATTATATAATTAGCTGCTATAGCTTTCATAACATTATTTTTTACTTTTTTAGGTATCATTTTCTTTTTAATAAAATAATTAAACCTATTGCTAATGCACCATATAATACCCAATTTATTTTACCAGTACCACTAGAAAATAAATTAGTAACTGCTTGTAATGGCGTAGCATTATAATTAACTTGTGCTGGAGTAAACATTGCTAATTTATAATCAGCAGCAGCTTGATTAACGTCATAATATTTTTGAGCAGAACTAATACAGTAATTGTTCCAGTAGTTTTTATCTGCTACGGTTAATTCCTTATAATCATTCGGGTAATTTTGTCTATACCAAAGTAATAATTCTCTTGCTTCTACGTCCTTTGCTCTAAATGCAATATTTGACGTAGCTGCTAATACTAAATACATTCTTTTACTAGCTGTATTATTAGGTAATAAAGGCTTAACCGCACTTATAACACCTCTTGCGTCAGCAGCAGGATGAGCAAATACACCACTTGCCCACTTAAAAATAAATGGAGCTAATGCAATAGCAGCGTCTAAAGCTAATGTAATAGGAGCAGCAGCACCACCAGTAGCTAATGTTGCTTCACCAAATCCTATGCTATTTTTATATCCTATATAATCAGCTTTTTGCATTATTATTTTTTCTTTAATAAAAAGTAAGCAGCCAAACCAGCAGCACCTAATAATAAAATAGTATTTGTACTAATTCCAGTTGATTGTGGTTGTTGTACTGGATAATTTTCATAAGGATTAATTCCACCACCATACGTTGGCTGACTACCTTGAGTACTTGCTGTAATAATTGCTGGAGCAGCTGTTAACAAACTTTCCCACCAATTACGGCTAGGAGTTGTAGGATCAGCACCTATACCACTCATTGCTACTAATGCCATATTTTTTATTTTTTTATCTTTATAATAATGTGGTTGCTTTTTTTCGTCAAACTGATCCAATACTGGATCAATCCAATATTCCGTTCCATTTTCTTTTACAACAGCGAATACGTGCTGCGGCGTATTATCAAATGGATCATAAGAAGCAAACCTATAATAAACGTCAAAATTTTTACCAGTATTCCTACGATATGCGTCTGCGATACCGTTTGCGAATGTGGCATACCCTTTACAGTCAATTCCCACAATATTAGAAGCTAGTAAGGCACTAGGACTTCTCAATATTTGCATTTCCTCTGGTTCAATATTGTACTTAAATTCGTCTTTTAAAAAGCACCATACATTGAACATTGTTTCCTCTACGCTTCCACCGTCAAAATATCTAAAGATCTTATCATACTCATTTGAGTATTTATAGTGGTTTCTAATCATTGCGTCAATAATATCTACTGTATCTTGATTAGCTACCACTACTTCCCGTTTTCCTAAAAACGGACTTACTTTACCTATTAATAAATTACGGTTAACCATTTATAGTAGGATAGCCAAAATTTAAAGGTAAAGCAATATAATCAACCATTATAGTACCAGTAAATTTATAACTAAATTTAGCGTCTTTATATTTTTGTAATAAACTAGATACACCGTAATAACTTAAAGTTACTGGTATTTTTAATAAACTAGATCCAGATTGTAAAACTGTTGGCGTTATACCTAAAACGTTACCCACTTCAACACCGTCAACAAATAAAGTACCTCTAATAGCTTGAATTTCGGCTGTTATTGGAGTTGGGTTATTTACTTGTACTATTAAATTTAATGTAGGATCTAATAAGGACATATTACTAAAGTCCAAATCTTTAAAAAATACAGTAAAAGTTTTACTTAATACGTATTTTTCATATAAAACATATCCGATAAATAAAGCTGGTAATATCCACCACTTTTTACCCATAATTTTTGAATTGCCATAAAATTACGCTTTTTTATTAAAAAAACGCATTTTTTACAGCTATTTTTAAAATGTGGATAAAATGTAGGGGTAAATGTGCAATGTTATGACTATAAAACTTTATTTTTGGGCTACTATAGGTAGCCAAAAATAAAGTTCACATACCCCTAAAAACCTATGTTTTTTATTAACTTTTTTCACCTTTAATAACATATATTGTAAAATATATTTGTTGGTTTGAAAAAAAGTTATAATTTAGTGCTGTTAATATTTTACTGACATAAAATAAACCCAATGCAAAAAAATCTATCCAGCACTACTGCTGTGTTGCTTGAAATTAAGCGACTAAATGAAAAACGTGAGTACTTACGTTTATTATCTTCATTAACAAATTATTCCGATTGTGCTTTAATCTTTACTGCTTCTCATAAATTTGAGGGAAGCACATTTCAAAGTATTAGGCAGGATGATATTCCGTTTAATTTAGCAAATGAAATAAGGATGATAATTGAAGATGCTATTGCTGATTATAATAGCGATATAGCTACATTAAATCAACACTTAAAAAATATTTAAAATGAATAGCAAAACAAAACGTTTTATATTTATAACATTAGGACTAGGCGTATTTTTAGTATATGCAAATAGATTATTTGGCACTAATAATACTACTGGAAAAAATATAGTTATTGGCGATAGCCACGCTGTTATGGTTGGATCAAAAGTTAAAAATGCTACTATTCCTACTGAACTTGCACACAGCGGTTGGAACGTAAATAATTTAATAAACGCTTTATCAAATTATCCAATTAGTCCAGACGTTTCAAAAGTATTTTTATCTATTGGCACAAATAGTGGTTTTAATAAAAATGATAATATTGAAAGTTTGGTTAGTAAAATTTATGCTAAATTTCCTAATGCTAAATTGTATGTATTTAAGGGATCATACGGCTGGAGTGGTAAATATGAAAATGTTAACGCTAAAAGTGATATTAACCCTTATTATCAACGTTTTAGTTATTTAGGAGCAACAGTATTAAATAACGGTTTAGGTTATTTTTCTACTGACGCAAAAGCACATTCAACGAATAGTCCACAAGCTATTGCAATTATTAACGAAATTAATACCTATACAAAATGACGAAAATATATTATAATAAATACATAATTTTTATAGTAGCAGATCAGTATATTGTTGAATTGGATAACTCTTTTCATCCTTCATTAATATCTGCAAAATGCCATATTGATTTCCTTACAAAATAAAATACAACCTATGAACTTTGCATTAACAAATGCTTTCCCAGTTACCCCAATGCAGGACAAATTCGGGCAAATTGTTTTTCCTATGGCTGGTTTGTCAAAATTAGAATATTATGCACTTGAACTGTATAAAACATACTGCACAATAGCTGGTGATCAGTTGGGTACAATGGAAGCTAATAAAATTATGGCTACTGCTATTTATGACGCTATTGAATTTTTGGAACTATTAGAAGAAAAAACTAAAAACCTACAAAATGAAAAAAATGATAATATGGCTATTGTTCAGCCGTAATGGACAAAGTTTATTAATAATATTAGCTGCTTTATATGTAGCTGGACTGCTTCAAAAAGATATTCCCGAGTTTAGATAATGGAAAATACTGACAATAAACTATCCATAACCGAATTACTAGAGAAGCGAAAATATAACCCAGACTACATACCGAATAAAGAAAATATTGTATTTACAATAGGTAATAAGCACGTAGGCTCATTGCAAAATTTTATAACGCTGTCTGGACTTCCTAAAGCTGGTAAAAGTACGTTTGTAGCTGGTGCAATAGCTAGTGCTTTTGTGCCTTATGATATATTTAGTATGAAAATACATTTTCCTACTGATCGTAAGAAAATATGCTATTTTGATACTGAGAGTAGCGATTATGACTTTTTTAGGCAGATCAATAAAATAAAAGGATTTTGCGAACTAGCTAATTTGCCAGACTGGTTTAATGCTTATCAAGTTAGAGAAGATGGCAGCGGCTTAATACGTAAAATGATTGAAACGTATTTAACTGATAACCCAGATTGCAGCATAATAATAATTGACGGTTTATTAGATTTATTAATAAATTATAATGACGAAAGGGAAAGTAGCCTAGTAACTAAATGGCTAAAAAAAATTACAAAAATTTATAACGTATTGTTAATAACAGTATTGCACCAGTCTAAAAGCAATTTAACCACTACTGGACACATTGGGAGTGCTAGTGATCGTTTTGCTCAATCCACACTAGATATAGTAAAAGAAAAAGAAAAAAATTGTTATGTATTAGCTAGTAGGTTTATGCGATCGGACGCTGATTTTGAGCCAATAACATTAATGAATTTTAACGGTACATTTCAGCAAGTAGAAAGCGAAAGCAAAACCGATAAAACTAAAAAGGCAGAATTAACAGAATTGGAAAGTAAAAGTCTATGCAATAATATAGTTACTATTCCTACAAATTACAATGATATTATTAATGAAATTATTGAAAGGACTGCAACCAGTAAAAACTATGCAAAGAATTTAATTAAAACGTGGATTGCAAAAAACTGGATATTGAAAGGATCGGATAATAAATATTTTAATCGCTAACTTTTTTAACCTTTATGAAAGTATTGAAATTTATAAAACTGTATTTAATTATATTCCCAATAGCAGTACTGGTTGGATTGTGGGCGGTATTTTGTACTGTATTAGATCATATTATTGAGGAGTATAGGATCAAATAACTGTGGTTAGTAAATGTCAGTAAATAAAAAGCAGCCTAGTTTTTTTAAGACTAGACTGCTTACTGACAAATAAACCCATTTTATAGGTTAACTTTTTTCACTACAAATATATAAAAAAATGACAAACAAACACAGAATTTATTTAATTATTCAACAGCGTAGGGCTGTATCATTGCAGGATCTATACGATATTACCCAGCTTGACCGTATGCAAGTATTAAAAGCAGTATCAGTATTGGCAATTAAACGCAAAATAAAGGCTTTCAAGGACGATAAAGGCAGATACTTTAAAATAAACGATAAACCCCTTTAAAATGGCTAAAAAACTCTTTACAGCTATTGTATTTATAAACAATATAGATATACCTAGAAAATACCGTAATATTTCAAATTTGAATAGTTTTAGGCAGTTTGCACATACTATAGACGGTGCTTTATATTATAATCTATATGATAAAGCTACTAAATTGTTCGTAGAACGTATATATATACAAAAAGGGACGTAAAAACGTCCCTCATACCTACAAACCATATATCCTACAAACTATGAAAAAAACATTTTAATTTCAGCTGCACGTCTATTTACTAGACCATTATTTACTTTACCCCCTGCTATATTCCATTTTTTCCAAGCTGCTTCTATTTCGGCACGTGGAGCATTTGCGTTAATCTTTTTTAATAAAGTACTTTTAATAAATGCACCGTCCCCTACATTATATACAAATGCTGCTAAGGCTGTACGTTGGTTGGGATTTAATGGCACTTTTACGTATTTATTAATAGTTTCCATATTTTTAGCTGCTTCTGCCAATAACCAGCGTTTAGCAGTAGCTTGATCCACTACTGTATCTTTTGTAACTGGAGTATTTGTGTCCCAATTAAAACCACTACCATAACCCACCGACCATTGAGAATAGTCCCAGTAAGGTTTGGCGTAAAAACTTTCTAGCTTTGAAATAAAACTGAATACTTGTTCGCTAGTACCTTTAAATGCTTCCATAATTTTATTACGATTAAATAATATAGCTAATGCTGCTATTACACCAGCACCAATAGCTATAAAACCTATTTTTCCCATTCTCATATTACTTTCCGTCTTGTGCAGCAGCACCAGTTAAAAACGTAAATACGCTGCCAATTACTTGCCCTACTACTTGTACTGTACCAGTAGTAGCAGTAGCTAAATAAGCACCAATAGCAGCCAATAAACCAAAAATTGTTGTTTTAGGATTTTTCATTGTCTTTTTGTTTAATTTTTTTAATATTATAATAAATAGTAGTAACCGAAGCTATACCACTAATAGTCATAAATAGCACACTGGCGTACTCATTAATCTGGTTAATGCTTAATACGTATGCCGATACGCTTAATAATGCACCAGTAATGCTATTATGATCTAAATTATTACTCATTTTCTTTAAATAGTATTTTTTCTGCAATATGATTAAAAGCGTTACTCATTTCAATAGCAGCGTCAATGTTTTCAAATATTCCACGCTTAATTGATACGTCTAATAATGCTTTAATCATTTGGATTGCTTTTTCGTCAGTCATAGTTGTATTTTTAAAGGTTAAAAAAGTTATACCAAAGTTAAGTTTAATTTACCAGCACCCCAAGTATAAGCAAATTCATTGCTACTTGTACTGGTTGAATAAGTTATGTAATCAGCACCGTCCATTGTTAAATTTCCTTGTGCTAATTGTTCGTTATTTGCCGAAAATAATTGATAATAAAAAGTAGCAGTTGTACTTAAATTATCGCTAATGCTTACCATATTAAATATAGTAGCTTGTACCATTGATCCATTGTACCAAATTGATACGGGTTGAATTGCTTTCATATTAATTTATGTTATTACGTTCTAATTTTTCGTTAAGTTCTTGAATTGCTTTAGTTAACATTGCAATTACTGATCTATCTATAATACCCCAATTTTTATTATCATTTGGAGTGTTGGCTGCTTCTTCTCCTAATGCTTTATTTACTTCTTGTGCATAAAATCCTAATTGTCTAATATCAGTTGGTAAACCACTTTCTTTTTTCCATTTAAAATATCTAGGTTGCAAATTCATTACTTTATTTAAAGCATTATCAATAAATCCATCTTCAATTTTTAAATTCATATCCGATACAGTTGATAATGTACCACTTGTAGCAGTAACAGTACCAGTACCTAAATTTGCTAATGTTACTGCACCACCATTATTTGCTATTTTAAATTGATTAACCCAAGTTCCAGTTGATCTATTATAAACATCAATATAAAAATTTTCAGCAGTTGTTGTACTTCCATTTCTTATTGCAAAACTGTTTCCACCATAAGAACAATCTAAACCATTACCTAATGTATCTGTATTTGCAGTAGTATAATATCTAGAATTAGAAAATACTGATCCAGTAATTTGTAATTTAGCAATACCATTATCAGTAGTAGTACCAATAAGAACGTTATTTCCAGCTGGATTTAATGCTAATGCACTAGAACTATATGTTTGTATTGATCCGTATGAACTTGCACCGTTCCAATGTAATACCATAGCGTCATTTGAACTGTTGACATATCCCACTTGAATATCACCAGTAGTATGCAATTGTGATAAAGGATTGTTTGTAGACCAATTACCAATACCAATATTTCCAGCCGCAGTTGCTCTTATTCTTTCAGTATTTGACGTAATTAATGATACTGGCGCACCACCTATTGTACCCAATACCGCACTTTCCCCAGTACTACTTGCACTACCATAATATTTTATTTCAAACATTCTAGAAGTGCTAACTAAATCATTCATTATTTTTAATGAAGTATAACCAGTACTTGTTGGAGTATATAATCTTAACGTTTCTGTATCACCTATAAAAGTTGCATTTGTTCCGGTTAAACTTCCTTTTAAAGTAGTACTCAAATCTGCATTAAAAGTAGCTGCACTAGCTCCACCATTAACTTCAATATCAACAGTACCACTAGCATTATAGTTTGCAACAGTTACCCTATTGCTAGTCCAATATAAACCAGTATTACCAGTTTGCCCAGTCAATTTATAATTAGTAGCTGTAAGGCTACCAGTTGATAAATCAATATTTATACCATTTGTAGTAATACTTGTAGCACCTATATATAAATTATTATCACTCGCAGACGTTTTTAATCTAGCGTCTATTAAACCACTAGATAACCTTAACTGATCACCAACACCGTTTAATGTTAACGTTTGTGCAATAGTAGCATTATAAGCTAAATTTACTTGTTGACCACCAGTTATATTAATTACACTATTTCCTGCATTATTTTCAATAGTAAAATTATTAACACCACCAGCATATTGATTACCAATAGTCCATTTATTACTACCTGCATTTTGGAAACGTATAAAAGCGTTATTAGTACCAGTGCCATTAAATTGCGCAGCAGTACCAGTAGAATGTATATCTAATGGTGCGCCTGGAGTTCCAGTACCAATACCTAATCTATTATTTGTATCGTCCCAAAATAAATTAGCATTATCTTGCGTAATTAGTCCAGCAGCACCACTAAATAAAACTGATCCAGTTGTTAAGGCTGTATTATTAATACTATTTGAACTTAACCCCCCAGCAGTAATTGTAATACCTTGCGTAGTTGTATTACCGTTTGTAGTAACTTGCTGCAAAGTACCAGTAGTACCAGCACCAGCGTCAGCGATTAGCGTCCACGTACTTCCATTATCTTCATAAATAGCACCAGTATCAGTAGATATAAATACTCTACCTGCATAACCAGCAGCAGGACGATTAGCAAAAATATCACTATAAAAAGCTGGAGTGCCTTTTTGATTTAATATATTAAAATTTACTCTTAATGGCATTTTTGTCTAATTTTTATTATTTCTACATTTGAAACTATTTTCATAAATAATTATGAATTTATGTTCAAATATCTCTTTTTTACCACTACTACGTTATTTCCCGTAGTACTTGATCCAAAGTTTATAAAAAACCTTTGCTTAGTATTTTCACCAGTATTGCCGCTAACTTCAAATTGCTGATTAGGCTGTAAAGTTATGCTCTCAATTTTTACAGTACTTGTACCGTAGTTAATAAATACAAAACCATTACAGTTATCGCCACCAACGTATTGGCTAACGTCAACAGTATAAAAGTCAACCTCGTAATTTAATAAGTTTACATTTACATTGCTCATATTATATAGTATTAGGTACGTTACCGAATTTTTTAAAACCAGTTATAGTATATTTTACGTTTACGTCAGAGTCAGCTACCGTAGGCATAACAAAGCTAGTATCTTCTGCTACTGTACTTTGATTAGCTACTACTGGTACTGATCTTTTTTTATAAAACCAGTATATACCATATCCAACCAACGCCAATAATAATAAATCTCTATTTTTCATTTTTTATAGTTTTATAGTGCTTCAATATTCATATTATATACTGGATCAATTACAGTTTTTTCAACGTAGTCTGGCTGCCATACTGTATTAAACATATCAGTAACGGGCGTAAATTCAATATTTTGTACTTGCTGCTCAATTATTGGAGCAGCGTAAATAGGTTGCTCATATATTGGTTGAGTTGTACGATCCATATATACTGGTTGCTCAATTATTGGAGCAGCGTAAATAGGTTGCTCGTATATTGGTTGAGTGCTAATATCATTAAATACTGGCATTTCAGTTATTGGCTGATCTAATACTGGCTGCGTACTTACTTGATCCATTGCAGTAGTTTTTTTTCTAGTCAACCAATATACACCAAATCCTGCTGCCAATAATAATAAAATTGTACTATCGTTTTTTCTTTCCATATTATAAAGTTATTACGTCTGTTGCGTTCACGTATGCTGGTTGCCCAGTTTCAAATGTATTGCCATACACTACACTATATACACCGTTATTATAACCCGTTACGGTCATACCAGCACCTTCAAAATCGTATGTAAAAATTACATTTTTATCTAAATCATACAATCTAGTACCTACTTTGCTATAAACTTGTTGAGTACCAGTAGGCGCATTACCTTGATTAATTAATGGTGATCCTGCTGCTGTTTTTCTTTTGTTCTTAAAAGAACTAAATAAAATTAAAGCACCAGCTAATAAGCCTAATTTTACTAATATTTGTTTTTTCATATTTTAAAATCTAAATATTATACCTTTTTTTGCGTATTCGTTATTTACTTCTTGAATATTGGAGCTAGTAGCTTGTTGACTTAAAAATTCTGGTAAAGTCATACCAGCACCTTCAAAGAAACCAAACCAATGAGATGATCTAGTCCCAAACCCTTGAATTAATAAAGCAACGTCAGCGTCATTCATTGGCATTTTTAATAACCTCACTGCATTATCATTATTATTCCATATTGGCTGATCTAAATTACTATATATTTGATTAGCGATTAATGTCCATTCACCTAAACTTTTTGTAGCTTGTATTTTGGCTAAGGTATCTTGAATATATTGTTGAATGTTTGATGCTGATACTTCTTTTGTTTTAGTAACTGCGGCTTCTTCCATTAATCCAAACTTTGTTAGTAACGGTCTTACAACAAAATAATAACCGCTACCCAATAGGGCTGCATATATTAATATCTTTTGAATGTCTTTATTATCTTGTTGTGCCATATATTTATATCAAAGGTTAAAAAAGTTACAGCATAGCTAGTAAGGTTTTAAGTTGCGTATTGCTCATTGCGTCTAATTTACGCAAATGCTCTACGTTAACCCCTTTACTCATTAAACTGTTTAAAATTAAAATTGCTTCATTTTGTCCAATGTCTTCAATACCAGCTAGACTAGCAGCTTGTTGATCCATATTGCCAATACCTAAAAATTTACTTACACCAGCAATTAATAAAGTTTGTATTTGTGGATTGCTTAAAATACTGCCTAATGTGTTTTTTTCTTCTTCTTCTTCGTCCTCTAATTCGTCTGCACTTAATTTAGTCAATATAGCGTTTTGGGTTTCAAGTACTCGTTCTAAAACGTTTTCCATTTTAGAGTTATAACCGATACCAGCCATAGGCATATAA